TCAGTGCCCTGACTAGGACTAAAGAATTTAGAATCTTGGAAGAAGTCAACATCGCTGTTGAATCCAAAATCATCACCGACTTCGATCAATGCATGATCTGCAGCGTTAATAAGATTTATAACATCACCACTACTATGCTTCATTTCAGTGGTTCTATACTGCCCTCTAGCAACTATGATTGATACTCCATCTTTCTCCTCAACTCTCATAACTTCTTCGTTGATTTGAATGTATTGACCTACAACTAAATTTACTCCACTTGTTACTGTCATTAGAGTCTTTCCAACTTCTAATATTGCAGCAAGAGCAAGGGTCTGATCTTGATTATAATCTCTAGTAGCAGTAGGTGTAACAACGTATCTGACTTCCCTTGGTGCTCTGATAGCAGATGAGTAATCGATCTGAACCTTCTTGATAATTCCACCAGTCTCGTCTGTAGGAATCTCATTATAGAAGTATGTTTTTGCCATAAATTCTAGATCATATACGATCGCTCTTCTTGTATTGAAATCATCCTCATATTCATCTTTGAATGATATATCACTCAATGTAAATGGTATATCTCTTTTCTCATCATGACCATCTATCATGTTTAGAGTGACATTATACGATGGTTGGAAGAATGGTAATATTTGCTCTAAGATCTGCAAAGCGTCATCTTGCAATTTTGCAGCGAAACTAAGTCTGAATCCTATATTGTAAGGCACAGGCATAAAGACTTTCTTAATTTTATTTTTACTACTATTAGGAACTAAACAAAATTTTGTTATAGGTGCAATCTTTCTTGTAGGGTCGTATTGATATGAAGTTATCTCAAATGATAATCTTGGTAAAGTTATTGCTACATTTTTATTGAAGTTTGGTTGTTGTTCTATCCTTGCCAAAAACTTTTGCATAGGTCCATATGCAATAGGAACTTTGATAGTTGATATTACTGCATCTGTAGCATCATTAGTATGCTTGATTGTGATGTCATTGAAGAGAGTTCCGAAAGCGATTACAGTCTTTCTTATTGTCTCATTGTAAAAATACTTTCCAAACATTATGCTTCACCAAATGGGTTTTTCTCTGTAAAATCAAGGATAGCGTCACCTTCTGATTGGAAGCTAACATTGTCTGCATATGAATCGACATTTGTCTCATCATCATTGTAGTCGATGCTATTTAGACGGTATGCAATAGTTTCGCTTGTTGACTTCGCTGTTCCTACAATCAATTCACCAACTCTGAATCTACCTGTGATATCTTTAGCAGTAAGTGTACCTGTTGTAGCATTCCAACTTGTAGCATATGCTGTTGATCCGCTACTCTTTCCAGATACATCCATTCCGTAAGTGAATGTTCCTACTCCAACTGTGCCTGCTGCACCAACAGTTACAGAAGGTGCTATGGTATATCCAAATCCTGCATTTGTTGTGATGATTCTATCTAACCTACCATCAACAAGTGTTGCGGTTCCTATAGCAGTTACACCACCTGCAGGTGCTTCTGTGAACGTGATTGTTGGTGGAACGATATATTCAAATCCTCTCTGTGTAACTGTAACAATTCCAACTGCCCCAGTGGTTGCAATACCTACCCCTATCGATACTCCACCACCTTGACCATCTACAGGAGTGACTGTAATGCTAGGTGTGGTGGTGTATCCAAATCCGGGATCTGTAATTCTAAATTCTTGTAGTGACCTAGATCCTTGTGCATTGGATGTTGTAATAGCAACAGCAGTTGCTCTTCTTCCATTACCATTTGGTTTTGAGAATAAGACTGTAGGATCTGCTGTGTAACCTGTGCCTTCATTAAATATTTTTATTTCATGAATTCCACCATTTACCAATGATGTTATCGCTGTGGCGGTAGTACCAACACCTGATAATGACATTGTGACATTATATCCTAATGTAGCAAAGTCATTATCAATCTCAGAGAGACCTGTTTCAATTTTCTCATCACCAAGTTCAAACATCTCACACTCTAATACGTAGCAATAGTTTTTACCTAAAGCATAGAATGTAGGTGCGGTGTGTTTTACATGCTTGACTTCAAATAATATATCACCCAAAGGAAAATACATTAGATCACCTTCAAGAGGTCTGGTAGGCACACTATCAAGTCCAACTCCACCTTGCTTTTTCAAAACAGGGGTAATTAAGTCTTCAAATCTTGCTTGAGAAATAGTGATCTGCATCTCTGCAGTTGACCTCACACCAAACTTTGTCAATAGATTATATTGATCTCCAAACCCCTCATAGTTTTCAATATATCCTTCAAGAGGAAATGTCTTTTCAAACTTTGATGAGGTCACTTCTCTCATTACAGTTTTCCTATTGACATAGGTACGTGGCATATAAACAAACTCAACTCCATGCATTCTTATATGTTCATCCACTAAGGACTGAGCAAGATCCTGCTCATTTCTTGCACCTGTTGCTCTGAAATAATTATTGAGTGCCATTATCCAATAAAATCAAGTGGAGGTAATTCGTAATCCATGTTCATACGAGACTCCAACTTATCTAGTTCTGCCTGTCCATCTTCGTATATCTGTCTACCATTCAATTCCATACCACCCGGCATTTTGACACCTTGGAACTTCATGAGGTTCTGTCCCCACTGCATTTTCATCAAAGCAACAAAGTATCTTCTAAAAAATATGTCACCATATATTCTGTTACCAACACTACTAGGATCTAACACCCTGTAACATTGAATAATAAGATAATCATCTTTCTTTATACTTCCTGCATCGGTATCAAGATATAATTTATTATTTCTTCTGTTGAATCTAATCTGTTTGTCAGGGTGTAATATAAAATCAAGATCCTCTAGATACCTCTTTGTCATAGAGTAATTCAATACCTCAGTGCTACTGAAATAGTAAATCTCATTCAAGAATAACTGGTAGTTAACACTAAACATATTAGTGCTGATCGCTCTATTGTCTAACTTCCATATTTTTTCTACACCTATGACAGCATCAGGCATCATAATAAAGTTCTGATCTTCTTCAAAACTAGAAACTACGTTAGTTCCAATACCTGCAATATTAGTTCCTCTTGCTGTTGTGGTAACTATACCAACTGTATTATCATCTCCTCTACCACCAACTCTCTTCACAAAATCTTCAGGAATTTTGTGTTTCAGATACATCAATTCGACACCATCCATATGTCTGTTCTGGAAATATGATGTGGTGTCCATTATACATTCTTCTATCTGCTCATCTGCGATATTAACTTCCACGACAGGATGACCTAACTTTCTCAACCCATAGAGAATAAATTCTTCTCTATAGTTGAGCATGTCATCGGATCTAATTTCCGTGGTTAGATGGTCTGCCATTTATTACTTTTTAGTTATTTATGCTCGCCTTACGACAACATCTAACTCATCACCTGCCTTTGCTCCATGTGAATCTAGCAATGTCACAGCAGGACTTCCAATCGACCAGTCTTTATCTTTTCTAAGTAGAATACCATTTAGATATACTTGTAAATTATCTGATGTTGTATTTGAATCACTAGGTGCAAATGCAGTTTGACCTTCTACAGCAGTTAATCTGTCCTCCGCCTGATCAGAGCAAATATCAATTTGATCTCCATCATCTGCTGCCTCAGTTAGAATTACAGCAGCACTAGCAGTGTAGTCAACTGTGTTTCTTAGTCGAATACCATTCAAAAATACTTTATAATTTTTCGATGCTGCTAGATTACCTGACAACGTAAATGTCTTCTGTCCTGCTGTCGCTGTAAACAACTCTTCTTCTAAAGTGTGACCAAAGTAAACCACTATTTCAACTTCATCATTCGCTTTCACAAAACCTGATGTAAAGTTTACTGTTTGCGGTGCACTTAGTTGATAGTCATTTGATGCACCAACTCTAAGTTTTGTACCGTTCAAATATACTTGAGTTGAAAAGGCAGTTTCCTGAGAACCATCATCAAATACGTTAGGTGCTGTATATGATGTTTGACCTGCTGTACAAGTTGTAACACCAGTACTGATTGATGTGGCAGCACCTGATGAAGCAGTTCCACCTGATAGAGTCTTGAATAATAGTTGACCCGAACCATCCGTAACAAGTGCTTGGTCTTCACTCCCGTCGGACGACGGGAAGGTAAATCCTGATATTGTTGATATACCACTTGAGTTTACATTACCTGTAACACCGTGACTTGCAATGATCGCTTTTGAAAATGTTATCTGTCCAGTGGCAGTATCATTTGCATTTGATCTCAATAAAGTATCATAGTCAGAAGCACCTGCAATAGTTCCTCCAATAAAGTTTCCTGATCCATTGATACCTTTAGACGTACCATCAACAAAGAAACCATTATCTGCCCTTATGTATCTTGGTGTGTATATGTTTTTATTGGTGACTTGGTTAATTCTCAACCAACTTGTATCATGACAACCAATCTCTCCTACTCTTGTAGTTCCGTTATAAAACTGAAGATGATCTGATACATTATTATCTGCTTTTTTGATATGTAATTCAGTCTGTGCAGAACCATCTCCAATCGTGAGAGTTCCCTCCATTGTGTCACTAGCATCTGATCTTAGGAAACTTGCAGAACTTACACCATCTAAAGTATCAGCATCAAGTCCGCTACCTGCCCCATCTACTGTCTTTATAAGAGTTAATATTTCTGATGCTGACTGGTCTGCAGTTGCTCCTGATTCTATTCCATCAAGTTTAGAACCATCTGATGCTACGTCTCTTCCGTCCACTGTACCAGATACTGTTATATTTCCAGTAACATCACACCCTGCACCTATATCAAGATTTCCAGCAAATAAAGCTTGTTGATTATCAGCATCAACTGAAAACATTACTTGTGCATCACTACATCTTTCAAAACCAAGAGTATTAGGTGAGGTTCTATAAACTAAATCAATAGAGTCAGAATCAACAGTTCCGCTAGAGTCAGATGCAAATCTTATAAAATTAGGTCCACCCCCTGTTACTTTGAATATTGGATTGGTTCCGTCTGATTGTGCAGTAATTGTTCCGCTAAAACTATCATCCGCATCTGATCTTAGGAAACTTGCAGAACTTACACCATCTAAAGTATCAGCATCTAATCCTGACCCTGCTCCATCTACCGTTTTTATTAGTGTTAATATTTCACTTGCTGTCTGATCTGCGGTTGCCCCTGATTCAATACCATCTAACTTACTATGATCAGCATTAGTAAAGTTTTGGTCTGTTTGTGATGCTACAGAAAAATCTAAAGTACCATCACTATCTTGATATGTTACCGTAATACCAGATTCAGTATTACTTGAAACCATGGCACCCACGATATCCTGAACTTGCTCATTAGTTAGAGTAGCAGTAATGTAACCGGCACCATTGGTTAATTGGTTATTGTTTGTAACGTTGGTAGCACCAGAAGCGATACCATCAAGTTTTGAATGATCTGCATCAGTGAAGTTATTGTCTGTCTGTGAGGGTAAATTTGTTAAGTTTGCACCACTTCCATATAATGTGTCAGCATAAACATTTCTCCACCTAACTGAACTTGTACCTAAGTCAAAACTACTATCGCTTTGTGGGTGATGATGTACAGAAGTTATTTTTGTCTCATGTGAACACCTAAACATTTCTGTCATGGTGTTAGAAGATGTATTACCATCTACTCCACATTGAACAACAAAATCTGCTGTACCTTCTTGTGTTTGGTTTCCAGTTGGGTCTTGTGCTTGTGCTCCAATTCTTACTTGTGGTGTAGCATTTGCGTTGCCGTCTCTAAAAGTAAAATCAATCCAAGTGTATTCTGTACCTATATCAGCAATGTAATTGTCAAGAGTTAGTAAGGTTGTAGCACCTTCATCATTACCATTAACATCAATAGTTAAAGCTCCTGTTATAGAACCTGCTTGATCTCTTCTTAAGAAATTGGCAGAAGAAATACCATCTAAAGTATCAGCATCTAACCCTGATCCTGCTCCATCTACTGTCTTGATCAATGTCAAGATCTCTGATGCTGATTGATCTGCAGTTGCTCCTGATTCTATACCATCAAGTTTACTATGATCAGCATTAGTAAAGTTATTGTCTGTCTGTGATGCTACAGAGAAGTCTATAGTACCATCACCATCTTGGTATGTTACTGTAATGCCAGATTCAGTGTTACCTGAAAGCATTCCTCCAACAATGTCTTGGACTTGTTCATTAGTTAGAGTGGCAGTAATGTAACCTGCACCGTTGGTTAGTTGATTATTATTGGTTACATTAGTTGCACCTGAAGCAATACCGTCAAGTTTTGAATGGTCTGCATCGGTAAACACATTACTGTCAGATGCACTACCCACAAGTGTCCTTATTTCAGCAGCAGTTTGATCTGCTGTAGCACCTGATTCTATGCCATCTAGTTTAGATCCGTCTGATGCTACGTCACGACCGTCTACAGTGCTATCACATGTTATAGCACCATTGACATGTAAAGCTGTACCATTTAGTAATTGTAAACTATCACTTCTAAATCTACCTGATATATTATTAGAACCATTTTTTACGAATGCAAATTCGAGAATACCATCTTCAGTGCCATCACTCGCATCTAATATCTTACCTGTTATCTTACTATAAAGAACTTTCTGACCTGCATCATTCTCACCTTGGAATTTTATCTGACCAAGGTAGTCAGCATCAGCAGCAGAAGAACTATTTCTATAAAGGTCAAGTATAGGACCTGCACTACTATCAGTACCAGTGTCACTTATATAAACGTCTCCAGTGAAATTAGCGTCATTTGTAAATGTAAGTTCACCCGACACTGTATCAGTAGCGTCTGATCTTACAAATGATGCTGAACTAACACCATCTAAAGTATCTGCATCTAATCCTGAACCTGCACCATCAACAGTCTTGATTAATGTCAAGATCTCTGATGCAGTCTGGTCAGCAGTTGCACCCGCTTCAATACCATCTAGTTTTGAACCATCAACAGAGAGATCACGACCGTCAACAGTCTGAGAACCAGACATAACGATGTTACCAGTCATTGTTCCTCCACCGAGAGGAAGTTTTGTTGCTATAGAGTTTGTAATTGTTGTCGAGAACGAAGCGTCGTCATTAATTGCTGCAGCTAATTCATTGAGTGTATTCAATGCTCCCGGTGCAGAGTCAACCAGATTACTAACCTCAGAATCTACATATGCTTTGACTGACTGCTGTGTTGGCACCTTTGTAGAACTATCAGATGACATATTATCTTCATCTATAACAAAACTCATACTTGCTGTGGTTGAGTCACTGTTCATGACAGCACCTGCAGCGTTCACATTAGTTGCATCAGTGACATCAGCACCTGCTTCTATACCATCTAGTTTACTATGGTCTGCAGTAGTAAAGTTTTCATCTGTCTGTGATGCTACAGCAAAGTCTATCGTACCATCAGAGTCTTGATATGTTACTGTAATACCAGATTCAGT